CGCAAGTCTCCAACCTGAGGCGGTCTAAACCGTCTCAGGTTGGGTAACAAAATTACATGAGTGATCCACCCTCGTTCGGTAACATTTTTATATGAGTTGACACGGGAGGGAAAGCATGAAACGGATTGATCTGGAGCGCCTGACGCTCCGCAATTTCAAAGGCATCCGTGAATTTGTACTGGATGCCCAGGGTGCGGATGTGAACATCTACGGCGACAATGCCGTTGGCAAAACCACGATTTTTGACGCCTTCACCTGGTTGCTCTTTGGCAAAGACAGCCAGAACAAGGCGGACTTCGAAATCAAAACGCTCCGCCCGGACGGTACGCCGATCCACAACCTTGAACACGAGGTCGAGGGCGTACTTTCCATCGACGGACGCCGTACGACGCTCCGGAGGGTATTCCGCGAGAAGTGGACCAAAAAGCGCGGCAGCGCGACGTCGGAGTTCAGCGGGCACACCACAGAATACTACGTGGACGGCGTGCCCGCGAAGGAATCCGAATACAAGGCGGCCGTCGCCAGCATCGTCGACGAGGGGCTGTTCAGACTGCTGACGTCGCCGACCTACTTTAACGAAGTCCTCAAGTGGCAAGACCGTCGCAAAATCCTGCTCGAGGTCTGCGGCGACATCTCCGACGAGGATGTGATCACATCCAATCCGGCGCTCGCGGAGTTGCCGGCGATCCTGCAGGGCCGGAGCATCGAGAATCACCGAAAGGTAGTGCTGGCCCGCCGCAAGCAGATCAATGACGAATTGGAGCGCATTCCGGCCCGCATTGACGAGGCCGAACGGTCGAAACCGGATGTGTCCGGCCTGTCCGAGGACGATCTGGCGACCCAAATCGACAACTTGCGGGCGCAAATCGAAGCGAAACAGGCTGAGCTGCAGCGCATCCAAAATGGCGGGCAGGTCGCCGAATTGGAAAAGCGCCAGCGTGAGATCGAGGCGGAACTGTTGCAGATCAAGAACGAACTGCAGGCGGGCGCGTTGGAACGGATCGCCGCGGCGCGCCGGGAAGAAAGCCGGCTGCGCGTGGAAATTGACGAAATCAAAAGGCTGATCGAATCGACTGAACGCCAGATTGAGCGGAATAATCAATTGATCCAATTCAAAGACGATGAGCGCGGCAGCTTGCGCCAGGAGTGGCACCGTGTTAATGATCGGGTGTTCATAGTGCCCCATGTTGATGATACCTGTGCCGCCTGTGGCCAGGCGCTTCCGGCTGAAAAAGTTGCTGAAGCTCACAGATTGGCCGAAGAAGCGTTCAACCTCAAAAAATCCCGAGAATTGGAAGAGATCAGCCGCCGAGGGAAGGCACTTGCCGCTGAGATCGACGGGCTCAAAGGAGAAAACCATAGGGTCGGCGAGAAAATCGCAAAACTCCGTGAAGACCTGCAGGCGAAACAGGACGCCTACGCCGCTGCCGCCGCCCACGTGGCTGAACTTCAGGCAAGTATGACGGACGTGACTGCTGAACCGCGGTACATCGAGAAGCAGCAGGAAATCGAGCGAATCAAGTCCGAAATCCTTTCGCTCCGCTCGTCTACGCTCAGCGCAGTCGATGCGGTGCGGCTCGAAATCGCAAAGCTTCGGAATGAACTGGAACTGCAGGAATCCAAGCGCGCAAAGTTCGACCTTGTGCGCAGGCAGGACGCCCGCATCGCCGAGCTTGAACAGCAGGAAAAAGCGCTGGCCGCCGAGTTCGAACGGCTCGAAAAGGAACTGTTCCTGCTCGACGAGTTCACGCGTGCCAAGGTTGATCTGCTGGAGACCAAAATCAACAGCAAGTTCCGGATTGCCCGGTTCAAACTCTTCAATCAGCAGATCAACGGCGGTCTGGAAGAGACATGCGAGGTCATGGTGAACGGGGTGCCTTACAACAGCCTGAACAACGCCGCCCGTCACAACGTCGGCCTCGACATCATCACGACGCTGTCTGAACACTATGGCATCGCGGCACCGATTTTCCAGGACAATGCGGAAAGCATCACCCGACCGCTGCCGACGCCGGGGCAACAGATCAGGCTGATTGTCTCCGCTGGAGACAAGACGCTGCGGGTGGATACGGAAAAATCCCAAATCAAGGAGGCAGTGTAATCTATGGCCACACAACAGATTGCGAAACAGGAAGAACCAATTTCCGTTCGATTCACGAACCGTGTCATCGCCGAATTTACCGGAGGAGTCGGGGAGGTCGCCCTCTCCGACTTCCAGAGGCGCCTCGCACAAAACTATTTCATCGCAGCCGACGCTGCGCTGAAAAATGCCGAGGCTGCAAGGATGAGAAAATCAGAGAAATACCGGGATCCGGTTCCGGTCACGTGGGCAAACGTCAATATGGAATCTCTTGCCCAAGCTGTCGTCGCGGCGGCCCGGATTGGACTGGATCCACTGCAAAAAAACCATGTTTCTCTTGTCCCCTTCAAAAACAACCACACTGGAAAATACGAACTCGCTTTCATCGAAGGTTATCGCGGCCTCGAGCTGAAAGCCGAGAAATATGCCTTGGATATGCCGACGGCAGTTGTTGTGGAACTGGTCTATTCGAACGACCACTTCCGCGTCATCAAGGGCGACTATCGGAGCCCGGGCGACGGGTACGAGTTCGAAATTACGAATCCGTTCGATCGCGGTGAGTTGCGCGGTGGATTCTACTTCCACTACTACGAGAACAACCCGCGCAAAAACAAACTGGTGGTAATGCCTCTGAAGGAAATTCTCAAGCGGAAACCGGCCCACGCTGCCCCTGAGTTTTGGGGTGGTGAAAAAGACGTTTGGGAGAACGGGAGAAAGGTCGGAACACAGAAAATTGAGGGTTGGTTTGAGAAGATGTGCTGGAAAACGGTGTTTCGGGCCGCCTATAACGACCTGACGATCGACAGCGAAAAGATTGACGCCGACTATCGCCGCCTGAAACAGCTTGAGCAGGATTACGAGGCGACGGTTGTCGCTGAAGAGATCGCAGCGAACGCAAACCGCGAGCCGATCGATGTAGACTTCGAAGTGAAGTCGGACCAACCCGCAGAACAACTTGTAGAACAACCGCAGCAGGCACCGGAGCCTACCGAACAACCGCCTGACGAAGGTCAAAGCGCATTCGACTTTGGCGATCCCGCACCTGCAGCCGCTACGGCGGGGCCGGGGTTCTGACATGATCCGGTTCCGCTCGCTCGCAAGCAGCAGCGCAGGCAACTGCTACCACGTGACCGACGGCACGACGGAACTGCTGATCGAGGCAGGCCTCCGATTCGCAGACATCCGCAAGGCGCTGGAATTCCGCATCTCGCGCCTTTCGGGAATCCTGATCACCCACGAGCACATGGATCACTCACGAGCGGCCGCCGACCTGGCTCGTGCCGGCGTCGACATCTACGCCAGCGCCGGCACCATTGCCGCCCGGGGGCTCACCGGCCACCGCGTGAAGCCGATCGAGGCAAAAAAGCAATTTACCGTCGGCACATGGACGATCATGCCATTTGACGTCGAGCATGATGCCGAGCAGCCGCTCGGCTTCCTGCTGGCGAACCAGGCGGGCGAGAAGCTGGTGTTTATCACTGATTCTTATTACTGCCGGTATACGTTCTCGGGGCTGACACATATCGCGGTCGAATGCAACTACTCGCTCCGGATTCTGGACGAGAATATCGCCGCCGGCCGTGTTCACCCGGCGATGCGAAAGCGGCTGCTCCGGTCGCACTTCAGCCTCGAAAACGTCTTGGAATTTCTCCGGGCGAACGACATGTCGAAGGTCGAAGAGATTCATCTTTTGCACCTTTCGGACCAGAACAGCGACGAAAAACTTTTCAAGCGCCGGGTGCAAGAAGTAACGGGGAAACCGGTATACGTTGCGGGGAGGTAAACATGGGAGCCCAATACATTTCTCGTCATATCGACGACAGGCAAGTCAAAAAAATCACGATTGAAGGTAGGCCGCAAGTTAGCCTGAACAGTGATGGACATTTGGTGATTCGCATTTCGATCACGCAGAACGACGATGAATTGATCGTCTTTGACGAGCAAACCACAAGGTTAATCATTGCGTTCTGCCAGCAGAAATTAGCGAATTTTTCTTCTGGAACAAGCGAACTTCCTTTCTGAGGGGATGGACCCATGCATGACAGTTACCCCTTCCCGGTCTATTCGGGTTTGATGGAGCCAAAGCATTACAAAAAAATAGGTTCGGCAATCTGGTTGTTCCTTTGGTGCATCAGCTCCACGACCGAAGAGGTTGAAAAAGACGGGTCAATGTGGGGAATTGTCCTTGGGAACAAACCAGTCAAGATATCCGAACTGCAGGAAGTGTTCGGAGTCAAGTCAGACAAGACGATTCGAAATTGGATCGATACCCTTGAAATGCACAATTACATCAACGTAACTCGGTCGCCATATGGTCTCATCATTTCGGTGAACAAGTCCAAAAAATTCAGCGGGAGATCGGTAGAAAATTACCGATCTGGAACGGTAAAAAATTACCGATCTGACGTGGGAGATCGGCAAGAAATTACCGATCTCGCGGTAGAAAATTACCGATCTAATAAAGATATTACAGAGATAAATAATGCTGCTACTACTGATGAAAAGGCCGAGTTCGAAAAAGTGTTCACCGCGTTCTGTGAGATTCACAGGAAGCTAGACATCCACGTGAAGCCTCTCGACATCACGCTGATGACCGAGTTGACCAAAAAGGGAATCCCGGCGGCGTTGATCGTCAAGGTGATGCGCACTGTTCACGACGAACGCACGGCGCAGGGCGCGAAGATTTCGAGCTTCGCCTACTACAAGCAAGCAATCCTGGACGCATGGGCTGCGGAAAAAGCCATAACCGAAGGGGTGCCAGTCCCCGAGGGGGTGCCACTCCCCCCGGTCGCCCTTGGCCAGCCGCAGAAAAGGATTAGCAAGGCTGAATACTTCAGGCAAAAAGCGAGGGAGGCGAGAGAGCGTGAAGCTGGACGAAGTGTGGACGCTCTTTGAACGAATTTCACACTACTACCCGGCATTCACGGCCGACGACGACAAGGCCGCAGCGTGGCATCGGGTGCTGAAAGATATTCCGTTCGACATCGCATGCGAAAACCTAGAAGAACACGTTCGGGATAGTAATTTCCCGCCCACAATCGCCGACATCCGCCGCGGATACGAGGAAAAATCAACCGTCCCCGGAGTTGACGAGACGCGTGAATGGCTGGCCGAACTGGATCGAATGAGGGAGCGCGCCGTACCGATGCCGGAGCATTTGCGGGAGGAGTTGAGGCGGATTGTACGAAGGGCTTGAAATTCCGGTCCCTGACGTTCCACCCGGGGAGGCGTTGCCTCCGCACAGCCTTGAAGCAGAGACGGCGATCCTCGGGGCGGTGATGCTTGAAAATACGGTCTTCGAGCAGGTCGCGGAATCACTCCGGGGTGATGAATTCTATTTCGAAAAACACCGTCGCATCTATGAGGCCATGGCCGCGGCATACGACGACGGAGAACCGATTGACCTAGTGACGCTCGCGGCCCGTCTCCGAAGCGCAGGGACGCTCGATGAAGCCGGCGGGATCGGGTATCTGACGGAATTAGCAACCGCGACGCCGACGACAGCGAACGTCATGCATTACGTCCGCATCGTGAAAGACCACGCCATCCACCGCCGCGCTCTTCAGCAGGTACAAGGGCTGGTGGCTGCAGCCGGACGGGCCGAATCCGGAGCCGAATTGGTGCAGAAGATGCAGATGGTCACAGCGACCCTTGAGGATGAAGTGGCGCCGAAGAAGGATTTCGTACCGATCGGCGCGGCCCTGGTCGAAGCCTACGAGCGAATTGAGCAAATGGCGGCCAATCCGGACTCCCGCGGCATCACTGGTCTGGAATCCGGATATCCCGACCTGGACCGGATGACGGCTGGTTTCCAACCCGGAGACATGATCATTGTCGCGGCCAGGCCGTCGGTCGGAAAAACGGCGTTCGCTCTGAACATCGCACAGAACGTCGGACGGAATGGCGAAACGGTCGCCCTGTTCAGCCTGGAAATGCCGATATCCCAGCTGGTGCAGCGGATGCTGTGCGCGGAAGCGAACATCGACGCAGGGAGGATGCGCACCGGCTATCTGCAGGAAGACGACTGGACAAAGCTGACGGCGGCCATCGGGGTGCTGTCGGAGCGAAAAATCTTTATCGACGATTCGGCGACGATCACGGCATCGGAAATCCGCGCCAAGTGCCGGCGGCTAAAGAAGGAGCAAGGGCTTGACTTAGTGATCGTCGATTACCTTCAGCTGATCCACCCCGGGGCGCGTCGGCGGGAGAACCGGCAGGTTGAGGTAGCCGAGATCAGCCGGTCGCTGAAACAGATCGCGAAAGAACTGGAAGTGCCGGTCATTGCCTTATCTCAGCTGAGCCGAGGCGTCGAGCAGCGCCAGGACAAACGGCCGATGCTTTCAGACTTGCGAGAATCGGGCTCGATCGAACAGGATGCGGACATCGTCGCTTTCTTGTACCGGGATGATTACTACGACAAGGAAACAGAGAAAAAAAACATCATCGAAATCATCATCGCCAAGCAGCGGAACGGCCCGGTCGGCACGGTGGAACTCGTGTTCCTGAAACAGTTCAACAAGTTCGTAAGCCTCGACCGCGGGCACGGAGAGCAGCAGGCGCCTAGACGGGAACCCGATCCGAGGAGGCGGTGGGCGTGAAAAGCGGGCAGAAACGGAATTGGCAGGAACGGGAATTTGACGAAATCTGGGACAGTCTTAAACCGGAAATTCAGTCAGACTTGGAAAGGCTGGATCACCGGCTCCGCACAGTCTGGTATGAAGCGCGAATATGTGGAGTACCGACGGAGATGGTGCAGCGGAAACTCCGGGAAAGGTTCTGGGGCTTGGTGAAGGAGTTGACGGTGGGATGATTCCGGATGATTCAATTGAACGCGTTATTGATGATCTGGAAACGAAGGGCAGGCTGTACGAGAGGTATTCAGCAATCGAGAAGGAACCTGGCATCTTTGTAGGCGCAAAGTCGGTTTGTCGGTACGTTGTGAAGGAACTTCGAAAGGTGCTGGATGAGCATGGGCAGGAAAAGTAGGGACAAAGGGCTTCGCGGTGAGCGCGAATTCGCCGAGCTGGTCGGCGGCCGTCGGGTGCCTCTCAGCGGCGCCCAGCGCGGATTTGAGAACGACGTGCTGATCGAGACGCCGACGGGGCTGCTGAAAGCCGAAGTCAAGCGGCGCAAGGGCGGCTTCGGTACGCTATACACATGGCTGGAGGATGAACGGGAGCGTCCGGATATCGTTGCTTTCCGCGCGGATAGAAAGGACTGGCTGGTGTGCATGTCGGTGGAGGTTTTAAAAAAGCTGATTGGGAGGGATTCGGAATGAGCGATAAAAGGCAGTGCATGATAGACGCGCTGAACAGCCTGGAAATCAATGAATGGTCTGCATCCTGCGGAGAGCTTGAATATGTGCTTGCTGAAGGGACGGAGGAAAACGTACAGACGCTACTGGAAGGCGGGTTTAAGAAGGAAATGGTTTTGGAGGCGCAGGGAGGTTTCCCTGACAACGACATCGATCTGACCCATCTCGCTTTCAACTACGCCGGCATCTACTGCTGGCACAAGGATATTGGATTCTGCGAAGAAGACGAATGGAATCGGTTGGCAGCTGCTCAGGGGGCGGTGTAAACGTGTCAGAGATTCGCACAGCAGCAATTCTATTCGGGGGAATCGGTGGATTTTCGGCGGGATTGAAGAGGTCGATGGTTGAAGCCTATGGACGGGTCTATCGCTGGGAGATACTTTGCTCGATCGACTTCGATCCGGTCGCCTGTCGGAATCACGACCTCATCACAGGTGAGAAGACGGCCGTACAGATGGACTTGTTCAACCGGGACCAATACCGCAAGTGGTTCGGGCACGAACCGCCGCCGGAGTGGCGAGAAGTGACGCCGCGGGACATCTGGGAGGCGTTTCAGAAGCAGGTGCCGGATTACATCTTTCTCAGCCCTCCTTGCAAAGGGTTCTCGGGCCTGTTGCCGGAAAAATCGGCCCGATCCGAGAAATATCAGGCGCTTAACCTGCTTACGATCCGCGGGCTGGAGCTGGCCCTCGAAGCGTGCAGGAGGTACGGCGACGGCGAATTTCCGGCGTTCGTGCACTTCGAGAACGTCCCGCGCATCACTTCCCGGGGCGCGGACATCCTGAAGCGCATCAAACAGCTGCTCGAGCGCTACGGGTATGTGGTCGACATGCGGGCCGACCACAACCTGGGAGAGATCGGCGGACTCGGGCAAAATCGCCTTCGGTTCCTTCTGCTGGCGCGGAACCAGAAGCGCGTGCCCAACTGGTGCTATCTGCCGCCCAAGAAACAGTTGCGCACCATCGGCGACGTGCTCGGACCTCTGCCGCTGCCGGACGATCCGGCAGGCGGTCCGCTGCATAGGTTGCCGAGGCTCCAGTGGAAGACGTGGGTCAGGCTGGCGTTGATCCCGGCCGGCGGGGATTGGCGGGACCTGAATCGCATCCCTTGGCAGCAATATCGGATCGTGCATGAGGCACGCGGCGGTGCATACGCGGTCGAGCGGTGGGATGAGCCTTCCCGCACGGTGACGGCCACGGCCGGTCCGGGGCGCTCAAACGGTGCCGCTGCTGTTTCGGACCCGCGCATCGGACTCGACGGCAATGGACACGCGGCAATATACCGGGTGGTCCGGTACGATGAGCCGGCGCCATGCGTCACCGGGGCACATCGACCGAACAATGGTGCGATCGTGGTAGCCGATCCGCGCATGACATGCGCGCCGCGCTCCGGTACGATGGGCGTCCAGCGCTGGGATGAGCCAGCGAAAACCGTCATTGGCGCTGGAGACATCCACGCCGGCGCGGCGGCCGTTGCAGACCCGCGAATACCGGATGAATGCGAAAGTGGCACATGGATCATCATCGCCGAGGACGGCGCCTGGCACCGCCCACTGACCACTTACGAGTTGGCGATGCTTCAGGGTTTTCCGTCGCACCTGCCCGACGGACGGCCGTTCCAGCTCGAGGGCTGCAGCGACGCAAAGACCCGGGAATACATCGGGAATGCAGTACCGGTGCCGGCTGCCGAGGCGATGGGGAATGTGATTCTGATCGCCATAGCGCAAGCTGAGGCAGGTGTGACGTTTGAAATGAGTTGGCAGGACGTATGGGTGCTGCCGGCTGCGGAGGAACAGATGGTGGTGGTGCAGTGATGGCCGCGCCACGCATATTGCACTATCCCGGCTCAAAATGGAGCCTGGCCGACTGGATCATATCGCACATGCCGCCGCACAAGACGTACCTGGAACCTTACTTTGGCAGCGGAGCGGTGTTTTTCAACAAGGCGCCGTCTCTGTTGGAGACGATAAACGACATCGACGGAGATGTTGTGAACCTCTTTCGGGTCATCCGCGACCATCCTGACGAGCTGGCGCGTCTGGTGTACTGGACGCCGTACAGTAGGAACGAATACTACGCCTCCTACGATATGAAGGAAGCGAGCGAGATTGAAAGAGCAAGACGTTTTTTGGTTCGTTGCTGGATGGCAAGGGGCACCAAGACAAGCGAACGTACTGGCTGGCGACATATTATTGACCACAGTGGGCCCCGGCCGGTTCGACAGTGGAATATATTGCCGGAAAAGATTTTAGAAGTGGCCGAGAGGCTAAAAAACGTTCAGTTAGAGCAACAACCTGCAATAGAACTGATTCAGAGACATAGACGGGAAGACGTGTTGATTTATTGCGACCCCCCCTATCCATTGGCGACCCGCAGCGGCCGCATGTACCGCCACGAGATGACCGACCAGGATCATATGCACTTGCTGGACGTTCTGGATGAGCATCCGGGACCGGTGCTCCTCTCGGGCTACGACAATCCGATGTACAATGAACGTTTGAAACATTGGAGCCGAGTGGAACATAAAGCACTGGCGGAATCCGGGCGGATCCGGACGGAAGTTTTATGGCTGAACCCGGCGGCCGCAGAAAGTGCGCGGCAACTTACTCTATTTTGATTGGGGTGAGCTCGATGAGCACCAAAATGGCCGTCCATTTCTCATCCGAAACCGACGAATGGCCGACACCACAAGATTTCTTCGATAAACTCAACGAGGAGTTTCACTTCACGTTAGATGTTTGTGCCACTCCCGAAAACGCAAAGTGCCCGCGTTACTTTACAAAAAGTGAAAACGGACTGCTTCAAAAATGGGAAGGAATATGCTGGATGAACCCTCCATATGGACGAGAAATCGGCCAATGGGTCAAGAAAGCATACGAAAGCGCAATTGGAGGGGCGACGGTGGTTTGTTTGCTTCCAGCCAGAACAGACACGAGTTGGTGGCATGACTACTGTATGAAAGGAGAAGTCAGATTCATCCGAGGACGGCTGAAATTCGGAGGGGCAAGCGAAAACGCTCCTTTCCCGAGCGCAGTAGTGATATTCAGACCTGGGGTGCAGGAAACGAATCGACAACTCACACTGTTCTAGGAGGAGAAACAGATGCAAGTCCACTATCTGAAAACCTGGCCTGAATACTACAGGGCCGTTGTATCAGGGGCAAAAAAAGTCGAGATTAGGAAAGATGATCGGGGCTTCCAGGTGGATGACATACTTCGGCTGGAAGAATACGACATCGAGAAAAAAGAGTACACCGGCGCATGTTTCACAGTGAAGGTGACGCATATCTTGCGAGATCAGCCGTGGGTGCCGGAAGGATATGTAGCCATGTCAATATCGCCCATTTATGTCGACGAATCCACCGTCTACGGTGTGGACTGCCCCGGCGGGAAATGTGAGTGGTGAGGGGGGAAGGGTATGAAACCCGGCGGCTTGCTTGAACGAGTCACAAAGACGGTTGCCGCGGCATCATCCGCCAGAACGTGCGAAACCTGCGGCCACCTCATCCAGATCAGCGAAAATGCGCTGGGCTGCACGGTGCACGACAAGTTGATCATGCCCGAGTTTCCGCCGTATCACGGGAACATGAGATGTCCGGATTGGGTGAGCTCAGATGAGCCGTGACAAGCGTCTCACTCTCCGGCAGACGGTTCGGATCGTCCAGGACGCCTATGATCGGTTTGAGGTGCTGGCATTGCAGGTGCTGCGGGACGATTTTGGATTCGGGGCGGGGGAGATTGCGCGGTTTGAAGAAGCACTTTCCGAGCGGGCTGCGCAGGAATGCCTACGGATCGAAGCGAGGTTGAGAAGATAAAAAATCCCCTGCAGCCCCACTGCAGGGGAAAAACCGAATAAATGTTCCTACACCATCATCATAGCACAATTCGGGGGTGTAGGGGAATGAATATAGAGCAAATTGTTTTCCCGTGGGAGATTGACCGCGAGACGACGAGACAGCGGGTTGAGGAATACCTGGAAACGGCACGGATATACCGGCAAATCGGGTTCGTTCGGCGCGAAATGAAGGTTACGGCGTCGCTTGAACCGCGGTATCACGGGCCGACGAACATTGTTGGAAAACCCGCTGAAGAAGTGGCCGTCTGGAACGCTGACACCGAGGAGAGAATGAGGGAAATCACGGAACGTGTCGAGCGCGCTGTCGGCCGGCTCGGAAAGTTGGAGCGCGAGATCATCCAGATGCGATACCTGGAAGACGACGTTTACGATTACAACGTCTATTCCGAATTGCACCTGAGCGAGCGGAAGTATTACAGGTTGAAATCGAAGGCAATATATAAGCTCGCGTTTATGCTCCGTCTTGAGGCGTTCGTAGAACCGCGGGAGGAAAAACCAGCGTAAAACGTGGCAGAAAATTGGCAGACATTTGGCAGGAAAATGGCAGAGCATTTTGAGGCTGACGTGCTACTATGATACCAGACAGTAGTTTCTCTTCCCGGGAGTGCAGTATGTAGTGTACGGACATCTGCCGAAGGGAGGGGGTAACGCCCTCGCGGCTTGCGAGGGTCTTTATTTTCGCCAATTCTCCATTTCGTCCGCCGCCTCGCAGAGTGGGGTGCGGCGCCCACTCGCCTCCTGCCGAGCCGGATAGGTGCGGGGCGGTGTCCGGGGTTATGCAGGAAGATCCTTCCTGATGTCGAAATATAACCAAAAGGAGGGATAAAAACATGCGCGTTGTATTCAGGGATGAAAAAAGTCAGGTGGATCTATTAATTTTGGAACATAGTTCTGCTGCGGATGTTATTGCTTCAGTTAAAGAGAGCAGGCTCATTTTCGTTCAAGGTAACCACTATACTTTTGATCACATGATTTATTGTCCAAAAGGTGTCGAGGGGGATAATCAGGAAGCGCTGTTCATTTATCTGAAAAATAGAACACATCCTGATTTTCGGCAGTGAATTTCTAAGCACCCACGCGGTGCTTTTTCTTTTTGCCATTTTTTTATGTGAGGTGGTGATATGCGCGAAGTCCAGCCGATCCGTGATCCTGACGTGATCGTGGCGATTCAGAATTACCTGAAGGTCCGCAGCTTCCGGAATTATCTTCTCTTCACGATGGGCATCCACTGCGGTCTCCGCGTATCCGATCTGTTGAATCTTAAAGCCGGAGACGTCCGCGACCAGTTACACATCAATTACTTCGCTCAGAAAACGAGAAACCGTCGGAAACGCCGGAAGGAAAGAAGGTTTATCATTCATCCGTCGTATTACGACGACCTGATGATCTACATTCAGAACATGGATGACGATGAATATTTATTCGCTTCTCGGCAGCGGAAGTCGACGGGAGAGAAGGGTAAGCCGATCAGCAGGCAGATGGCGTGGCGCATGATCTCGGACGCCGCGAAGCAATTCGGATTGAAGGATATCGGCACCCATTCGCTGAGGAAAACATGGGGTTATCACCTCATCATGAACGCCGAGCCCCATGAGATGCCCTACGTAATGGCGTTACTAATGGAAGCCTTCGGCCACGAGTCGCAAGAGGTCACTTTGCGGTATTTGGGCCTCACACAGGACATGCTCGACCGCATGGTTCTCCGGTTGAGTTTTACAAAAACCGGATGATGGTTAAACTCGCGAATCGCGAAAATAAAAACCTTGATTTTATGCGGAAAGTTGAAATTCACGAGTTTGACAGAATTATGTTTAAGTAAATCTTAAATGCAAGTATCTGGAAAAATAACCGAGGGAAAATCCTCGGTTTTTTCGTTGTTTCGTTTGGAATGCTTCCAGCATGAAAACGTTTCAACGTGAAAACAACTCAAATGTGTCGGAGGTGGGGTGGATGTAGTGGCGCCGAAACGCAGCCCACTGGAGCGCAAGGCATTCAAGATGTGGTGCAAAGCAGGCCGGCCGCGGAAGCTGAAATGGATCGCCGACGAGCTCGGCGTCAGCCCGGAAATGGTCCGTAAATGGAAGCACTACTACGATTGGGAGAATCGCGAAGACCCACGGCCGGGCGCGCCGCTCGGTAACAAAAACGCGGTCGGCAACAAAGGCGGGGCGCCGAAGGGCAACGCGAACGCCGTCAAGCACGGCATGTACCGCAAATTCATGCCGCAGGACGAGGAGTTCCTGGAAGTCTACGACCTGGCGGCCGAAGAGGACCCGCTGGAAATGCTTTGGCGAAGCATCGTCACGCAGTTTGCCGCGATCATCCGGGCGCAGAAGCTGATGTTTGTCCGGGACCAGGACGACATTACCAAGGTCCTGAAAAAGGAGAGACAGGGTCCAAGATTCACCGAACGGGAATGGGAATTTCAATTTCCGTGGGATAGGTACGCAAGCTACCTCAAAGCCCAGGCCGCGGCGATCTCGGCGCTGAACTCGTCCATTCGACAATTCCTCAACGCGGCGCCCGAGAGCGACGAGCGGAGGACGAAGATCGAGCTGATGCGGGCGCAAATCGATAAAGTGAAAGCTGAAACAAAGGCGATTAACGGGCCAACTGATGACATTGGCGACGACGGCTTCCTGGAAGCTTTGAAGGGCAAAGCTGCGGAGGTGTGGGGCGATGGCGAGCAGGACGACGAAGAGGCTTAAACCCACGTTCCGCTGGCGGCCGTTTAGCCTCAAGCAGCTACAGGTTCTGACGTGGTGGATGCCCGAAAGCCCGCATCACGACAAAGACGCAATCATTTGTGACGGGTCCGTGCGCGCCGGAAAAACAGCATCAATGTCGTTCAGCTATGTCGTCTGGGCGATGGACACATTCAACGGCCAACAGTTTGGCATGGCTGGAAAGACGATCGGAGCATTGCGCCGGAACGTGATCGGTCCGCTGAAGCAGATGCTGGCCAGCCGCGGGTACCAAGTCGAGGACCGACGGGCTGACAATCTATTGGTCATCAGCCGAGGCTACGTGACGAATGACTTCTATCTGTTCGGTGGTAAGGACGAGCGCTCGCAAGACCTCATCCAAGGCATCACGCTTGCTGGCATGTTCTTCGACGAAGTCGCGCTGATGCCGCAGTCGTTCGTCAACCAAGCCACGGCCCGTTGTTCGGTCGACGGCGCCAAACTTTGGTTCAACTGCAACCCGGCAGGTCCTTATCACTGGTTCAAAGTTGAATGGTTGGACCAACTGGAACAGAAGAACGCGCTGCACCTGCATTTCACGATGGAGGACAACCCGAGCCTGTCGGAGCGCGTCAAGGAGCGCTATCGTCGGATGTATTCCGGGGTGTTCTTCAAGCGATACATTCTCGGGCTGTGGGTCATGGCCGAGGGGCTCATATACGACATGTTCGACCCGGAGCCAGGTGGGAAACATGTTGTACCGACAGTCGACCGACCTTACAGCCAGTTTTACGTCAGCGTGGACTATGGTACGCAGAACCCGATGGCGTTTGGCCTTTGGGGGTTGTATAACGGCACGTGGTACAAAGTCAAGGAATACCACTACGACGGCCGGGCGAAGGGCAGGCAGAAGACGGACGAGGAATATTATGCCGACTTGGTCCGTTTCCTTGGCGATATCCAGCCGCGGGCAATCATCGTTGACCCGTCTGCGGCGTCTTTCATTGCGACGATTCGGAAACACGGAAAATACACCGTCATGAAAGCCGTAAATGATGTCCTGGACGGGATCCGCAACGTCGCCACAGCTTTAGTTCAGGGGCTAATTAAATACAACGATTGCTGCAAGGAGACGTTCCGGGAATTCGCATCATACGTGTGGGACGAAAAAGCAGCGGATCGCGGCGAAGACAAGCCGCTAAAGCAAAACGATCACCAAATGGACGGTGATCGTTATTTTGTTCATACCGTGTTGTTCAAAGGCAGAATCACGGCGGCACCGACTGCAGCACGATAAGGGGGTGAATCACTTTGTTGCCGGATTTCAGTTACGAAATCGAACGAATTCAGCAGGGCGGCATCACGCCTGAGCTGGTCAAACGCATCCTGAAGAAGTTTGAGCCGCGGCAGACCGAAATGATGGGCCTGTATCTACGGTACCTTTGCGACCGGCGGGGCGTGCCAATCTTCCAGCGCAGGTTGGACGACAACAACAAGGTCAACAACATGCTCGCCAACGATTACCTGGGCGAGATCGTCGATTTGAAAACTGGCTACTTTGCTGGGAATCCGATCAGCTACAACTACAGCAAGGATGCACCCAATTACAAAGAGTCGCAAGACCAGATCACGCGTTTCTCCGCCGTCAACAACCTTCCCGACCTGGACGTTGAAGCGACAAAGATGGCGGCGATTTGCGGGTACGGGGCACGCCTCATGTATATCGACGGTCAGGCGCGTGAGCGAGCAAAAAACCTGCCGGCATACGGGACCGTTTTCCTGGCATCCAGCGGCGACATTACGGAGCCGGATTACGCTTTGTATGTGTATATCGTGCTGAATGAGAATAACAGCCCGATCCGCAAGGTGGAGTTCTACGACGAAGCCTACACGCATTATTTCATCGAGACGCGTTCAAACAGCGGCACATACAAGGTCGAGAAGCCGCCAGAACCGCACCCATTCGGAATGTGCCCGGTCGTCGGATATCCAAACAACGCCGAGTTGCAAGGCGACGCCGAGAAGGTGCTCAGTTTGATTGACGCGGTGGATCGCACGATGTCGGATGTGAATAGCGAGATCGAAGCGTTCCGGCTGGCGTATATGGCGTTTATCGGCGGCCAGATCACGGTAGAAGCCCTTGAAGAAGCCAAAAAAACCGGTGCATTCAACTTCCCTGATGGTGGCGACGCAAAGTTCATCACGAAAGACCTGAATGACGCCGTCGTTGAGCATCATCTGGATCGCTTGCACGACAACATTTACCGATTCAGCAAAACACCCGACCTGTCCGACGAGGCGTTCGGTGGTGGCACGCAGTCCGGTGAGGCACGCAAATACAAGCTGCTCGGCCTCGAAATGAAAACCGGATTCTTCGAAAACAAATTTCGCTCCGCGTCAAAACGCATGTTTGAACTGCTCGCCGTGCCGTGGAACATGAAAACACCGTCGCTCCAGTTTGACGCTCTCAATGTCTGGTATGAATTCAAGCGGAACTTCCCGAAGGATTTGCTGTACGAGGCGCAAGCAACTCAGCAACTCAAGGGCATGGTCAGCGAGCAGACGCGACTTTCGCAACTGTCGTTCGTGGATGACGCTCAGTACGAAATCGAGCTCATGCAGAAGGAACGCGAAGCGATTCCCGATTTGGAGCTGCCCGATGAGGACGATGAAGCATGAGCCTGGACAAGTACGAGGACGAACTGCGCCGGACGAACGAAAAGCAGGCGGCTGCAGTCGAGGCGCAGATCCGGCGGAATTTCGAAATCGCGCTGCACAGCATCGTCTCTGAAATCGGTTTGCTGTTTGCGAAGCAGGAGACCGAAGGGAAGCTGACCTACGCAGAAATGGCCAAATACAACCGTCTGCGCCGCCTGGAAAAACAAATCATGGACCAAGTCGACCAAATGAGCATCAAGAATCAGAGAGCGCTGCGGCGCCTGTTGCGACAGGCATACTCGCATTCATACGAATGGATGGCCTGGGCAATTGAGCGGGAGAGTCGGGCGCGCCTTGCCTATGCGGCGGTACCTTTGGACAAGATCGACCGCATAATCGAGGAACCCATCGGTGGCCGGCCGTTGAAAGGCAGGTTGGCGCGCCTCCGGAAGCAGACGATTGACGAACTGTTTCGACGCATCACGGCTGATCTAGTCGAGGGCAGCACGCTACGGAAGATGACGGAGAATGTCAAGCAACTGCTCAATACCAGTCATTTTGATACGGTCCGCATCGTTCGCACCGAAGCGCATCGGATTCAAGAGGCTGCGACGCTCGCGAGTGCTCAACGCGCCAACGCGCAAGGCGTCATCATGCTGAAAAGGTGGAACTCCCTGCACGACGAAAAGGTGCGACATACCAGACAAGCCAATCATCGTCTGATGGATGGTCAGGAGGTAAGAGTGGATGAAGACTTTGAACTGCGGCCCGCCGGTGGAAAAGGGGCGGCACCGGGTAACACGGGCGTGGCTGCTCATGACATTAATTGCCGCTGTTTTGCGACATATCGCATTGCAGAAATACAGAAAAAGCAATATGAGGAACTGGCTAATTTGACGTTTGAGGAATGGAAGAAAACGAGATTGAAAGGAGGATGAACATGGGAGTCGTGCAGCGTTTATGGGAGCAGTACAAAAGACTCCAGACGCTTCGGAAGCTTCTGTTTATACGGAGAAACAGGGATGTATATATTTCGAACGTCACCCGCGACCAGCCAATGACAACGCGCAGATATTGGCAAAAGCTGCTGGACATAGGGGTGATTCCGTAATGCCTAGTTAGTCGCTCAATCGAGCGGCTTTTTTATTTCCCAAAAAACTTGAGGGCGGGTGTCGGCGAACTCGCGCAGGGCGCCGGCATGGCCGAACTCGAAATGGAGGTATGAACATGAAAAAGAAATTTCGGAAATTGAATCTGCAATTTTTCGCTGACGGCCACGGTGGGGGAACTGGCGGCGCAGAAGGTGCACAGGGCCAACAAGGAGGCCAAGGAAATGGTAATGGTGCCGGCACCGGACAAAGCGGCTCAGGAGGCGATTCTGGCGGTCAGGGAGGCGAATTCAAGCCCACTCCTGAAATGGAGGCATGGCTGCAGAAACAAATCCAGTCTGCTGAGGACCGAGTCAGGACACAGTATGTGAAGCAGCTCAAGCAGCTTGAGCAGGAAAAAGAAGCGCTGCTCAAGGAGAAGATGACCGAGGAAGAAAGAGCCAAATACGAGCTGGAAAAGCAGCGCCGGGAACTGTTTGAAAAGGAGCAGGCGCTGAAAAGGCAGACGGTCGAACTGGAAGCGACGAACCTTCTGGCGGCCGCTCAGTTGCCGATCCAGTTCAAACCGTTCGTGCTCGGTGAAGACGTCGAGCAAACGAAACAGCGCATCAACGACTTCAAGAAGCTGTGGGATGCCGCGGTTTCTGAGGAAGTCACGAAGCGCATGGCCGCTGGCGGACGCAAACCGCCCAGCGACGGAACCGGCGGAAAAGCCGGCTTTTCTATGAACGATCTCATTCGCGGCGCCCTCGGGCGCTAATTTCATTTGTGGAGAGTGAATGACCAATGGCTGTGAATCTGATTCAACGTACCGACGCAGAAGCGCTGATTCCCGTTGAAGTGGCAAACGAAATTATCCAAGGTGTGCCGCAACAATCGGCCGTGATGCAACTGGGAACGCGGCTCCCGAACATGACGGCGAAGCAAAAGCGTATGCCGGTTCTGAACAGCCTGCCGATGGCCTACTTCGTGAACGGCGACACCGGCCGCAAGCAAACCACGAAGGTCGATTGGAAAAACAAGTTCCTGGAAGCTGAAGAAATCGCGGTCATCGTACCTATTCCGGAGGCCGTTCTCGACGACGCTGAATACGACATTTGGGGTCAAATCCGTCCGCGAATCGAAGCCGCATTCGGCGAAGTGTTCGACGCCGCGGTGCTGTACGGCACGAACAAGCCGTCGACGTGGCCGGATGGCATCGTGACGCAAGCAACGACCAAAGGTAAGGTCGTCGCGCTCGGAACGGGCAATGACCTGTATGACGACATCATGGCCGAAGGTGGCGTCATTGACCTGGTCGAACAGTCCGGCTTTATGGTCAATGGCCACGTCGCGGCGATGTCCATGCGCGCGAAGCTGCGCGGTCTGCGTGACGCCGATGGTCAGCCGATCTTCAAAGCCACCATGCAGGAAGGCACCCGGTATCAGCTGGACGGCGAGCCGATGATCTTCCCGCAGAACGGCAGCGTTGACCCGACGAAATCTCTACTGATCTCCGGCGACTGGCGGCAACTGGTGTACGCGATCCGTCAGGACATCACCTACAAAATTCTGACGGAAGCCGTGATCCAGGACCCAACCACTGGCGAGATCGTGTACAACCTCGCCCAGCAGGACATGGTGGCCTTGCGCTGCGTCATGCGGCTCGCATGGCAGATTCCGAATCCGATCAACCAACTGGATCGGAACGAAAACACCCGGTTTATGTTCTCGGTTCTGAAGCCGGCGGCGTGACGGCCGCTTGAGCCCTGCGGGAGAGAATCCCGCGGGGTATTTTTTTAAATGGAAGGGTGATAGACGTGGTGAAGGTAGAAATGCTGGTGCACACCTATTACCAGAAACCGCTGAAACCTGGAGACATCATCGAAGTTGAACCGGGTATAGCTGAACGGCGGGAAAAGTACCGTGTTGCACGGATTATTGAGGCTTGCTCCGGGGCAGCAGACCAAGGCGCAGGCGGAAACGCAAGCATGACCGTGGCGGCTTTGCGAGAGATTGCGAAAGCAAACGGCGTCGATGTTTCCGGACTGAAGAAGAAGGACGAGATCATCGCAGCGCTGCAAGCGGCCGGTGTGGAAGTATGACGCTTCATGAACTGAAAACGCTCCTCGGCATCCCGCCCGACGACATATCGAAGGACGCCCTGCTCGAAATTCTCCTGCCGGCGGCGATCGATTTCGTGATTGAACGGACACAAAACCCGTTCAAGAAGGACGAGAATGGAGAAATCATCCTTCCCGCCGGCGTGAAGCTGGCGATCAGTATGATGATTCAGGCGGTACTTGCGGCCGGCGTCGGCACAGAAGGCGGAGGGGACGCGGGCGTGGTCGAGTCTGAGCGCGTCGGACCGATGCAGCAGACGTTTAGGAATCCGGCGGAAATATGGACGACCGGGGGCGGCATAAACGGGGCATCCGGCGGCAGCACGGCGCCATGGTTTGCGCTCTTGAAGCCGTACAACCGGTTTCGATTCATTCCGGCCGGGTCATACAAGCGAGATGTCCTGCCATGCCCGTGAAGGTGCATGACGAGAACAACATCCCGCGCATCCTGAAGGAGTTGGACGCGCTCGGTAAGCGAAAGATTCGGGTAGGCATCATGGGCGGCGACATCGCCGAGATCGCAGCAGTGCATGAATTCGGTACCCGGATCCCGGTGACGGACAAAATGCGGGCATGGTTCGCTGCGCAGGGGTATCCGCTCAAAAAGACTACCACGCACATCGTCATCCCGGAACGCTCGTTCATTCGGGCGGGCTTTGACGAGAACGAAAAAGCGTTCCTCGAAGAGGCGAAAAAGTGGCTGAGCGAGGCTTTCCGAAAGGGAACGCCGACCGATACGGTTTTGAACGCGCTCGGCTTGCAACTGCAGGGAATGATGCAAGAGTACCTGCGCAACGTAAGCGAGCCGCCGCTTTCAAAGATGACTGTCGAAATGACCGGGCGCAGCAATCCGCTTGTCCATACCGGGCACCTGCTCCGCGCGATCGTATTCGAGGTGGTGTGATGTCGAAACTGTACAATTTCAAACGCTTGGTCGAGAAGTACAGTATCCCATGTCAGCACATCGCCCGGCAGCCAGGCCAATATGACGCCGACGGCATCTGGCGGGAACCGCAGGAGCAGGACGTCACGTGCGACACCAGGGCGGCAATCCTCCCAGTGCCGGAACGGACGCTATACGAGTCCGGCGGACGATACACCGCAGCGGATCGGCTGATTATCTCGCTGGAGGCATACCCGATGCAATCACACATCGTGTACAAGGGGCAGAAATACCGCATTGAAGAACACGTTGATTACACCGAATACGCCGATTTTAACCAGTACCTCGCGAAGTGGGTGAGCGCCGTTGATTGATTATGCGAGCATTCGATCAGCAATTGTGCGCCCCCTTGCCGCGGCGCTCGGCCTCCCGGTCATCATGGCCGACCAGACGGGAGAGATTCCGCCGCATCCGTATGTGACCTACAAAATGACGTCCCCTTATTTGGAGACGTCCGTGCACGGTAGCGAAAGCGTTGAAGGCACGCCAGACGGCATCAAGCGGACGCAGATCAAGCATATCGAGGTCGTGGTTTCGTTTACGGTGCACGTCAAGGGTGAAGACGACGCTTATCAGCGCTGCTATGCGCTGATTGATCATTTTGACTTTTCGGGGCGGGATGCGCTGCGTGAAGCCGGTGTCACGGTGGTGGGCGTCACAAATGCCCAGAACCGGGACGTATTTTTAACGATCGAATACGAGCGCCGCGTCGGCTGCGACGTGAGGTTCCGGGTGGTCAATCGGAGCGAATTTGCGCCAGAACCGGAAATCGGAGATTACATCGAAACTGCTGAAATTGAAAGGGGATGATCGCATTGCCTTTGAAAGACGTGACGGTCACAATCGACCTGGTTAAACCGGCTGGGTTGATTGGTTTCGGGATTCCGCTTATTCTGACCGGAAAATCGGGTGGTGGACCGTACAAGGAATATCTTGATCTTGATTCGGTAAAGGCGGATTATGCTGAAGGCACAGAAGCCTACAAAGCGGCCGCCTCTATTTTTGCCCAGAGCGACAATCGGCCGGCGAAGATCGCCATCGCCGCATATAATTCCGATGACGCCGAAAGCTTCACGGATGTCCTCGGCGCTGTCTATGATCGCGACTGGTATTTTGTAATCATCACCACCGACGATGTCTCCGACATCATCGCGGTCGCGGATGTCATCGAACAGCGAGGAGGCAAGTTGTTCGCGGCCCGGACGGGCGATTTGGCTGATCTAGCCGCCATATTCGCGAAGAAGTACGATCGTACATTCGTGCTTTATCACAGCAATGAGGACGAGGTCGCGAAATACCCGGAAGCTGCTTGGGTGGGAGCTGCCGGCGCGCAGCCCGTTGGCAGCGTGACATGGAAGTTCAAACGGCTGGTAGGTATTACGGCTGACGACCTGACTGCAACTGAATTGAACAACATTCATGCCGCCGGTGGGAACGCCTACGTCACGAAGGCTGGCGACGATGTGACGAGCGAGGGGAAGGTTGTGTCCGGCGAATACATCGACGTGATCATGGCCAAGGATTGGGTGCAAGTGAACATCGAGAACGCCATCCAGACGCTACTCAACAATTCGCCGAAGGTGCCGTACACGGACGCTGGCATCGCCCAGTTGGAAGCAGCAACGGTCAATGTGCTGCGTGCCGGGTTCAATCAGGGCATAATCGCCGAGGACGGGGATGGTTTACCGTTATATTCGACGGATTTCCCGTCTCGGGCAGAGACGAACCCGGCCGACCGTGCGCAGCGTAAGTATACCGGTGCGACTTTCACTTTCGAACTTGCCGGCGCCGTCCACGAGGCAACCATTCGCGGTACGATCACGGTGTGAGGAGGGGTGAAAAATGGCTATCGCAAGCTATGACGCAAAATCTGTGACGGTTCTCGTAGACGGCGTGTATATCACCGGGTTCGCGGAAGGTTCGTTCGTCGAGTGCGAAAAGGCGGAGGACACGTTCCAGACGTCCGTCGGCGCCCAGGGTGACGTGGGAATCAGCGAGGTCAATAACCCGATCGGTAACATTACCGTGACGCTGCAGCAGACGTCCCCTTCGGTGCCGTACCTGAACCGGTTGGCTGCCTCGAAGCGGCTCGTGCCGATTTGGGTACTGTCGTATAACGCGCCGCGAGAGAAGATTGGCGGAACGCAGGCGCGTGTACTGCGACCGGCGCAAAGCACGTTCTCGAATTCGATCGAATCTAGGGCGTTTCAGTTCCAAGTGTTCGACTATACGCAAGAATAAGGGGCCGAAAATGGCCCCTATTTCATTGGAGGGATGATTCATGAGCGAAGTCAAGAAACCGAAGCAGAAAACCGTTACGATTGGCGGGATTGAGTTCACGTTTCAATTTCCCGGGGTCCGGAAGGCCCTTCAAATGGCCGACGAAAGCAAGGACCGGTACGGGAACCTGCTGACCGAAAAGTATTATGGTCAAATCATGGAACATGTGATCGTGAATCCGCGCACCAACTGGGAGTTTTGGGACGAACACCTGGATATCATGGAAGACGTGTTCGAGGCCGCCTTTCGATTTCTTAACAATCCCAGATAGACCAGCCACCTACTACAAACAGGAGGCGGAAAAGCGCTATTTGTACTGGCGCCTTGTATTCGAGGGCGGTATTCCGCCGTCCGAAGTCGATCTGATGGATTGGGATGAAATCATGGAAGCCAGCGCTGCGCTTGACATGTTCCCGAAAGGAGGAGGATCCACGTGGCCGGTGGTGAAGCTTTGAGACGGCTATATGCTGAGGTCGGATGGAAAATCGACGATGCGCCGCTGAGGAAGCTTGACAAAATTTTGGATGATCTCAAAAAGTCCATGCTCGGTGGATCGGTTGAACGGTTCGAGGAAGAATTGGCTGAAGCTGGCGAGGAAGCGAAAGACCTCGGCAAAGAACTGAAGAAAACAGGGAACATCGCTTCTACTGCAATGGATGACGCTGCTGGAGGAGCGCGTAGACTGAAGCGCGAAACGAGAGATGCTGGCGACGAGGCGGAGCGTAGTCGAAGGAAATTTCAGCGATTCGGCGATGCGCTGACGCGCATCAGCCGCAGCATGACCAGCGGCATATGGCGTATGAGCACGTCACTCCTCCGGGCACCATTTTCGCTTCCGGGGATGATCATAGGAGGGGCGGCGACTTACGGGGCCGTCCGGTACGGCCTCATGAATCCCTTGCGGATGGCCAGCGAGTTCGAACAGGCGGAAATTGCGTTTACAACGATGCTCGGGTCGGCAGAAAAGGCCCGCGAGTTCATCGATGAGATGAACCGGTTCGCGGTTGAAACGCCTTTCGATGTTGCAGGCGTCCAGGACGCCGCGAAGCGCATGCTTGCCTTCGGATTCAAACAGGAGCAAATTATCCCATACCTGACGGCAATAGGGAACGCCGCGGCTGGCCTGGGTGGTGGAACTGATCTCATCGACCGGATCAGCCTCGCAATCGGCCAGATGCAAGCAAAAGCGAAAGTCAGCGCCGAGGAAATGTTGCAGCTCACCGAGGCAGGTATACCGGCCTGGGAAATCCTCGCCCAGAAGATGAATAAAACCACACGTGAGGTCATGGACCTGTCCTCAAAGGGCCTAATTCCAGCCAGCAAAGCCATCGAAATGCTTATCGAGGGCATGAACGAGCGCTTTCCCAACATGCTTCAGAAGCAAGCGGAATCGCTGGATGGGTTGAAAAACCAGATCGTCGAGACCTTTAACCTCGTCGTTGTGAAACGCTGGGGCGATGGATTGGCGCGTGCGTTGAAACCGCGATTCCAGCAACTGAACAGGTGGATCGAGGACAACGACGACAAGATTCAGCGCTGGGGCAAAGCGCTTGAAAAAACGGCATTCGAGGGTCTAGATTACCTCTTGAAACAAGCGGAACGTGCGTTTGGATACATTCGAGTGAACTATCTCGAAAACGAAGAGTTTCAATCGCTTCCGTTTGATAAAAAAATAGAAAAGGTTTTCGGCGACATAGAGGCTAAATTTGATAAATGGTATTCGGGGGGCGGCAAAAAGAAAATTGAAGAAAGCGCGCAAAAATTTGTGGACTTCACGCTCGGCGTCCTCGAAGATAATTTGCCAAAAGTCGCTTCAATGGGCAGCAAATTGGGGTCTTCCCTTGGAAGCGGATTATGGGATGGCCTTCAAAAGAAGATCGAGGAGCATCCTATATTGTCCGTTTTGCTGTCCACCGGGGCGGGTGCGCTGGTGGGTGCAAGATTTGGCCCTGTTGGCGCGTTGGTTGGAGGTACAATTGGCCTCGGCGCCTCGGTTGGTGAATTGATCAACATTCAGCTCGAAAAACGTGAACAAAAGGTTGAAGAAGAGTGGAAACAACGGTATGATAGACCCCCGAATGTGCCGCTTTATGAGGCTACGGAGATTTTACCGCGTTCTATGGTGAATATTCCGGGACACAGTGACGGCCTCCCGTACGTGCCGAACGACGATTATATCGCCCGACTGCACGAAGGCGAGAGAGTACTGACAAAGCAGGAAAACCGTGAGTATACGAAAGGCAGGGCAGCGCAATCCGTAACGCCCGCCATTTCGGCCACGATCAATGTCAATGTTTCGGGAACCGCGGCTGCCGGCGGATCGGCTGCGGTAAAAGCGGCGGCGAAGCAAGGAGCGCGTGAAGGTCTCGAAGAATTCTGGCGAAGCCTGCGGCGGAACAATCCGGCAATCCTGGAGGTGTGAGCCATGGCTATGCTCGGAGGCTATGAAATTCACGTCATATCGGAGTTTCCGGACTACTCGGTGAATGTCACGCAATATCCGGTGGAGGACGACATCGATCTGACCGACCACGTAGAGCGTCTTCCATCCATGCTGACCGTTACCGGGAAAATACTCGGTCCGGACGCCGCGAACATTCGCGAAAAGCTGAAAGAGGCGATGTACCGCGGTGAACGCCTCGACTATGTTGGCCGGAACGCTTTTCGCCAAGTCCTCATCACCAATATCAGCACCGAGCATGACTACGAGGTAGCGAACGGGTACAGGTTCACGATGACGTTGCAGCAGGTACGCATTGCAAAGCCCAGCTATGCACCGTTCTTGAACGATCCGATTATGATGTCACAGGTCAAACCGACGACCAGCGCCGGCCGCCAGCAAGTCGCCGACAAGCCGCCTGCAGGTAGGCAACAATTTCACACAATTCGACGCGGTGAGACGTTCTATTCAATCGCACCGAAGTACGGGACGACATGGCAAACGCTGCTCGCGCTGAATCCCGGTGTCGATCCGAAACGGCTGCAGATCGGGCAAAAAGTGAGGGTTGCCTGATGTACGTTCCGATTCAAAAAGAGCAAACACCGTATCGGTTCGAAATCCTGCTAGGCGCCGAACCGTTTGAGATCGAGGTCCGCTACAATGCGGACTTCGATTTTTTCACGTTGGACATCTACAAGGACGGCGAAGCCCTCGTCTATGGCGAAAAACTAGTGTACGGCGTGCCGCTTTTCACTGACGTGTTCGACCAGCGTTTTCCAGTGCTTCAACTTGTGCCGAAGGACGACGCCGGACTGGAGACGCGTGTCGGGTATTCGAACCTGGGCGAAACGGTGTTCCTGCAGGTGGTGGAGTAAATGGAGCAATTTCGCAGGGTTGTGGAAGTGTCCGTCGCCGGGAAAACGTTCCGCTCGAAAGACCTATACATCGAATTCGATGTGCCGTTTGACGATGATGCCGCACCGAATGAAAGCATCGTGCGCATCTTCAACCTGTCCCAGGACACCATCAACCGGATCAAGCGGAACGATGTCCTGACGATAAACGCCGGCTATGAGGGGGATGTCGGCCTGCTTCTCAGCGGGCGTGTGTCGTACACAACGACTCGCAAAAACGGCCCGGACAAGGTGACGGAAATCTACGTGCTGGACAGTCCAGACCTGACCGGCGTCAAGATCGAGGAAAAGGCGTATGCGCCAGGCGTGACGGGGCGGACGATCTTGAACGACCTGATTCCGCTGCTGAAAGTGCCGGTCGGTGCGTTCCGTCTGCCGGTGAACAAGGTGTATGCGGAAGGATACACGGTAAGCGGTTCGATCGTCGATCACTGCGAGGAAGTTGCGAAAGACTGCGGCGCCGCATTCTATATCAATCGCGGCAAACTGTTTGTCCGGCCGCTGACGGATGGCGACGATGCGCGGTTCGTGCTCCGGAACGACACCGGATTGGTCGGCAGCCCGGAGTATTTCGAAGAAGACGACGGCGTGAAAGGCTACCACATCGAATGCCTACTCCAACATCGAATTACGACGGCGTCAATTATCGATCTGGAGTCCAAATTTGTGCAGGGGCGGTTCCGTGTCCGCCGCGGCCGCCACGTGTGCAACATGGACACGTTCCTGACGATCGCGGAGGTGATCGAGAGTGCCTGATGCGGAGGAGTTCCTCAAAACCTTCATCCGGCAGCATCTTCTGGCGCTGCACACGGCCATGCCGGCGCGCATCGTCAGCTACGATGAGGTGCGGCGCCGGGCGACGATCCAGCCCCTACACATGACGAAAGAGGTTGGCCAGGCACCCCGGGAACTTCCGCTCGTCCAAAACGTGCCTGTTCTGGCACAGCGTTTCCGGGTAGGCGGAGGCGATCCACAGGAATATATTCCCGTGTATCAGTCGGGCGACATCGTATTTGTCGCTTTTTCCGAGCGCGCACTGGATGCGGTTCTGGCCGGCGGCGGCCGCCCTGTGCTCCCGCTTTCCACTCGGCATCATAGCCTGAATGACGCAGTTGTCCTTGGAAAACTGCTTTTTTGAGGTGAAGTATGGAAATCTGGAAACCCATTAAAGGATACGAAGGACTTTATGAAATCAGCAATTATGGAAGAGTAAAGTCTTTGGCGAGAACATGGGTTACAGGGCACAATTCGATCGTTCGTAGCAAAGACGAAAGCATTTTGGCTCCCAAAAAAAGACCGAGGATATTTGCGGGTAGGACTGCTAAAAAACGGTAAACGTAAATTGTTATCTATTCACAGGCTGGTAGCAGAACACTTCATACCAAACCCATTAAATAAGCCCGAAGTCAACCATAGGGATGGCAATAAAGAAAATAATCATTTTTCAAATCTTGAATGGGTAACGCCTGCCGAAAACACCCAACACGCAGAAAGTTTGCGACTTAGAAAACACAGGAAAGGATCGGAATGCCATAATGCAAAATTGACTGAGGAGCAAGTTTTGGAAATAAGGAATCTGTATTCATCGGGTAAATTTACACAAGAAGAGTTGGCGAAACGATTCAATGTCTATCCGACAGCTATCCAAAAGATAGTAAATCGAAAGAACTGGAAACATTTGGCGTAACACCTTCAGAAAGGTGAATAGCACATGAAGGATCTGAAATTACATGATGGCGATCTGGTATTCGAAAAGGGTGATCTAGCCATGGTCGAGGGTGAGGACGAGCTTCGCCAAACCGTGTACATCGGCATGCAGACGAACCAGGGCGAATGGTTCCTGAACCCGGAAATCGGAATTCGGCATGCGACGTTCGTGGGTAAAAAGACGAATGACGAGGAAATGCGAGCGGAGATCATCCGGGGAGCCATGCAGGACGAGCGAATTCAATCCGTCGAGGATATAATGATCGATCGCGACACGCGAAGCCGGAAGCTGAAGGCGACTTTTCGGGCGGTTGCCACGAGCGGGGAATCGGTCGACGGGGAGGTGACGCTGAATGCTTGACGCGAAGGGATTCAAGCGGCCGACGTATGCGGAGATATTCGCGGAAATGGAAGCAGAAGCGAAATCGCGATTCGGAGAAAACGTGAACACGTCGGAGCGCTCGTTTTTGGGCATTCTGTTGAGGATTTTCGCGTGGTTTCTGTCGAAAATCTGGCAGGCGACCGAAAACACCTACTACAGCGGCTACGTGAACACGGCTGAGGGCGCGCAACTCGACCGACTCGGACCGTATGTCGGCATCACACGGAAACTCGAAACCTGGGCGACAGGGACGATACAACTGACGGGCACGCCGGGGCATACGGAACCGGCCGGATTCCGCGTGGAGACGCTGGCCGGGGTGGTGTTTGAGACGGTCGAGGACATTACGCTCGACGCCAGCGGCGTCGGCACGGGAGAGATTCGGGCACTGGAACCGGGAACGGTTGGCAACGTGGCGGCAGGCACGATCACGGTCATATCGAACCCGAACGCGAACATAACCAGCGTCACCAACCCTACTCCGACGAGCGGCGGTCAAAACAAAGAAACGGACCAGGAGTTCCGCGAACGATTCGCGCTTTCCGTTTCCGGCGGCGGCGCCGCGACGATCGACAGCATTCGGTCGGCGCTTCTACGGACGCCTGGAGTCCGAGCGGCCGTCGTGATCGAAAACAACACCATGACCACAGATGCAGCCGGCCGACCGCCGAAAAGCTTCGAAGCGTATGTGCTCGGCGGTGCGCCGGAGGATATCGGGCAAACAATCCTCAACACGAAAGCCGCCGGAATCGAAGCATACGGTTCGGAAAGCGTCGAGGTGTTGGACATATCCGGAAACCCGCACACGATCCGGTTTTCGTACGCCGTGGAAGTGCCTATTCACATCCGTGTCACGGTTCGGACGAACAATCAGTACCCGGCCGATGGCGATGTGCAGGTAGAATCAGCCATCATCCGGTACATCGGTGGAGAGGACAGCGACGGACAATTGTACGTCGGCCTGAACATGGGTGATGACGTCATCCACTCTCGTGTCATCGCCTCCGTGTACAAGGTGGTGGGTATCGAAGATGCGTTAGTCGAGCTGTCCACGGACGGTAGTATGTGGGTCCAGGCCAATATCCCGATCGACCCGCAGGAAGTAGCGCAAACGTCGCATTCCATCATCGAGGTGGTGCATGCGACATGATCACCGTTCAGGACATGCTTCGGCGGCTGACGGACGTTTTTCGAAAAGATCCGGATTCGAACATCGGCAAGTTGATGTCGATTATGGCCGAACAGTTGCAGAAATTGGAACAGACTGTTCAGCGGGTCGAGGAGTGGCGCGATATCGAAATGGCTCAGGGAACGACGCTGGACCGAATCGGTGAGAACGTCGCCCAGCATCGCGGCGCGGCCACGGATGAGATATACCGAATCCTTATCAAGTCAAAGATCGCCCGCAATTTGTCGAAGGGCGATATCAATACGATCATTTCGGTCCTGTCCACGGCGCTCAACACCGACCCGAGCGAAATCAAAATCGAAGAACTGTATTCCGATCCGGTAGCACCGGAGCCAGCCGCGATCTCTCTCATACAGCTTCCGATCGAACGCATCAACGCCGTCGGTATGGACCCGGTTCAGTTCGCGCAGATTGTGCAGCGAACGGTTGCTGCCGGTGTTCGTGTGGGTGTGATTGAACTGACCGGAACATTCGAATTTGGAAGTGTCGGCGATCCGCCGGATCCGACAGCCGGGTTTGCAGACGTCGACCAGACAACAGGCGGCACGATCGGCGCTGTATATTCGCCGGGGCTTGTGCCTGATCTGCCTATTTGATCTGAAATGGAGGGATGATGCATGCCGTTCGAAGAACAACTTCCGGAATGGAATTCGCCTGGGGTAGAACCGCCGGCTTCGAAGAAAAACACAGGTTGGCAGGCTGGAGAGAAACCGGCGGCGGACTACTGGAACTGGCAAATGCACCGCACCTATAAAGCCCTGCAAGAACTGCAGCAGAAAGCGGCCGAGAAAGCCGACGTCGGCGACATGTCCACGGTCCCGACGACATCCAAAACCGCCGCTGGAGCGATCACAGAGCTTTTTACCTCTGTCAGTGATGGGAAAGCGCTAGTTGCCGCCGCCATCACTGACAAAGGAGTACCTACGTCGCCGACAGATACGTTTGCGACGATGGCGGCAAATATTGAGGCGATCCCCGTCGGCCCGGACACAAGCGACGCGACCGCAACGTCGGCGGACATCCTGAGCGGAAAAACGGCATATGGCGCCGAAGGTACGAAGATGACCGGCACGATGCCGAACCGCGGGAACATCAACCAAACACTCACAACCCAGGGGCAAGAATACACGATCCCACAGGGATACCACGCTGGTGGCGGGAAAGTGACAGCCAACATCAGCAACCTGACCGCTGCGAATATTGCAGCCGGGAAAACGGTGGGAGGCGTGGCTGGGACGTTCACGTCCGACGCAACTGCCGCAGCGGGGGATATCCTGAGCGGGAAAACAGCATATGTGAACGGCTCGAAAATCACCGGCACGATGCCCAACCGTGCAGGAGACACAGCGGCATTGTCATCGGTTGTGAACGGCACAACGCTGAAACTTCTCGCCTCTGCCGGATATCGGGATGGAGTAGACGATTATGTGACGATCACGGACCCCGATTTTGTTGCGGCAAATATTCGCAGTGGCGTGAATATTTTCGGCGTAGTTGGTAATTTGGAACCAAGGCTGTTTGCAAACGGAACCGGAACGGTATCCTCGACAACGATGAGTTTCCAATACATTTCCACCAATTTTATGTCAAGCACAAACCTCCCGTTTGTTACCGTCACGGGGTTAACTTTTGAACCCAATTACATCATTATTGCGGGAACGTCAACGGAGTCAAGTTTATTCGGCGCTTTTGTAACTGTGTATAGCGTGGACTACGTGAAAAGATCATACGGATGGAACGCAGAAATATCCGTAGCTAGGGCGGATAACCAGTCCGCAGCAACATGGGCTATACACTTGGACGGGACTAATGCATATGTAACTAGTTCGGGCTTTAGACTCCCCGCATTAGGTTCATCGAATGATAAACCTGTAACATGGGCAGCGTTCCGATAAAGGAGGACGTGAAAAATGAACATTGGGCGACGTATTTATTACGATCAATCCACAGGGAATGTCATTGTTGACACGGGAGAGCGATGCGGAAACGTCATCGAAACGACCATCGAGCAGGACTTTCAGGCATATCGAGCACTGTCCGAATGCAATCCGGAAACGGTCGGCGTGTTGCAACTCGAATATGGCCAATATGCGCAGGATTTTGCCGCTTGCAACGGATACCGGGTCAATCCGGAGACGCGAGAGATTGAGTTTTCGTACCCGGACCCGAACGAGCCTGAGGCACCACCGGTGTACCGGAAGCCTCTTTCTGAAGAAGTGTCAGAATTGAAGCAGCGGCAGGAACTGATGCAAGCCGCACTTGATGAACTGATTCTCGGAGGTGCGTTGTAATGGCCGCATACATGGCACAGCGAATCATTGATGGTGCATATTCGTATTCGTTTGTTATATCGCGTCGTCCAGACTTGAAAAACGGTATCGATGCATATTTGATTGAAAAAGGACGCGCAGATTTGATTGAAACGGGCTTCGCATAAGCGGGGCCTTTTCATTTGGAGGTGTTGGTATGGACGGAATCACGATCACGGCCCTTATTTCCGCCACAGCCGCTATCAGCGGCATTATCTTGGGATGGCTCGGCCGATCACGGGCCGTTCGGCAGGACGTGGCGGAGGAAGCTGGCCGGGACGCCGAGCTGCGCGCCTCGGTCAATTACATCCGTGCCGGTGTGGATGATCTGCGCGTCGAGATCCGGGCACAGGGACAGCGCTACGACATGCTGGCCGAGCGTGTGACACGCGTGGAGGAGTCCACCAAGCAGGCGCATCACCGAATCAACAGACTGGAAGGGAGGAACGAGTAGTGCAAGACGGACAACTTTTTACTTGGGAAGCTCTCTCCGCGATGGGGGGAGCTTCTTTGCTGACGTTTTTTGTGGTGCAGTATACCAAGGCGTTGATCGATCGCTGGGCAAAATGGCTGCCGACGGACCTGTATGCGGTGGCCGTGGCGTTCATGGTCCTGTTGCTCGCGCAGTTGGCGCTCGGTGCTGACAGCGGCGACTGGCGGGTGTATGTGCTAGCGCTTGCCAACGCATTCCTTGTAGCCGCCGCGGCTGGGCAGATGCACAATAAAGCATTGAAACCGCCGGGGGATGGTGAGACAAAATGACCGCCGCCTCTTTCATTTCCATCATTGCCCCGATCGCCGTCGAGCTGCGCCTCGACGGTTCACCGATCTTCCCGTCTCTGCGGATCGCCCAGGCAGCCCACGAGACCGGATGGCA